GATGCGTGGTGGCTACAATGACGATTACAGCGAACGTGGAAGAAAACGTGACAGTATGGGGAGATACAGCGCAAATGATGGCAGAATGATGCCAGATTACGACCGGGGCAATTCTTATGCCAGACGTGGTGAGCATTACGTCAGAGGGCATTACAGCCGTTCTGATGGGAGAGACGCTTATGACGACTATATGACGCAGAAGCAGAGCTATCGTTCCGGCAAGTCTGAAGACTGCAAGAGGAAGATGCTTGCCGCTCTGGAAGAACATCTGGACGAACTCACAACAGAAATGAGCGATATGTCCAAGGATGCGGAGTGCCGGGAGGAACGTGATCTTGTTAAAAGATACGTGGAAAAGCTCAGGGATATGCTCTAATTGGCTAAAACATGTACCACAACTTTTTGAAGGTTCTGTGATACAATATATTCGTAGGGAAGATTTGTAAGCAGAAATGCTTGACATAGACATTTTTATTGCTTTCCTCCTTTCTTTAAGCAGATGCGTGTCCTTAATAGAAACAGGTTCGGGGTGGAATCTGGAGGTTGAAAAGCGGATGCAATTTCCGACACGTATCATTGCCGTTAGTGCATGGCGGCATACCTCCTTGTGAGCACATATAACTGAACAGTGAAATCCAACCCGTGCAGAGGTGCGCGACCGTATAGGCGGTGTTGACGTAGCCCGAAGCGTCTCGTGTTTAGGCATAGCACGTAAAATACCTTGCTAACCCGGGAATCCGGGTTATGTGGAGCCTGTCGGAATACAGAACGAATATCTACAGATACAGGTTTTCCAGTTCGACTCTGGAAGCTCCACTTTGATTCAGTTAGAATTACGCTGTCTGTATACAGGAGGTCTATGATTCGGCTGAATTTGCATAGAAGCAGTTGTGCAGAAACCAATGATATCAATGGAAGAACAGAAACTACTTGCGACTATGCTCAAACAACCCATGGGAAAAGGTTATTGCTTATCCTGTTGACTGGAGGCCGGTCCGAAAAGCATAATGGAATGTAGCTCAGTTGGAAGAGCGGAGAGCACATAGCTCTTGACGTCGCAGGTTCGAATCCTGCCTTTCCGTTTACCTTGCCAGTGGTCTAACTGGCTTAATCCACTTACCTGCGGCGGCAGGTCAATAAACACGACCAGGAGGATGTTATGCAGAAACTTATTGACACATTAAAATCATTTGGAATCGAAATCCCGGAGGACAAACAGGCAGATGTTAAAAAGGCACTCTCTGAGCATTATAAAAATGCGAAAGAAGTAGCAAAAACCCTGTCAAAAGTCGAGGGGGAACGAGACGGCTGGAAAGAACGTGCTGAAACAGCAGAAGAAACCTTAAAAAGTTTTGACGGTATCGACCCAGCGAATATCCAGACAGAACTTGCCGGATGGAAGAAAAAAGCTGAGGATGCAGAGAAAGAATTCAATGCGAAGATCGCCGAAAGAGATTTTGACGATGCTCTTAAAACTGCATTGGAAAATGTTAATTTTTCATCTCCAGCAGCTAAAAGATCTGTTACCGCTGATATCAAATCAGCTGGTCTTAAGCTTAAGGACGGAAAGATTCTTGGACTTAATGATTTACTTGAACAGATGAAACAGGATGAACCTGATACATTTGTAGATGAATCTCAGCAGCAGGCTCAGCAGAATCAGGCAAGGTTTACTACTCATGTTGGACAGCAGCAGACACCGGGAAGCATGACAAAGAAGGAAATCGAAGCGATCAAAGACCCATCTGAGAGACAGGCTGCGATTGCTCAGAATATCCAGCTATTCCAGTGATTTTTACACCGACTATACACCAGAGTATAGCCGCTAACCCAATACCTTAACAATTATGGGTAGAAAGGATTTTTTTATGCCAGCAAAAACAAATCTTATTATGACTAATGATATTCAGGTCACAGCACGTGAGATTGATTT